AGCGGCTTCCGTCCGAGCTGCAGCTGCGGCGTGGGGCCGAAGACGAACTGGGCCACGTGTCAGCTCTTCACGACCGTGACGACCGCCGTGGTCTCGGCGCGGACGAAGACCTTGTCGCCGGCGACGAGGTTGCTGAACGACGCGACGTCGTCATTAGCGTCCAGGACCACCCCCTTGGTCGTGCCCGCGGCTGGCGCCGCCGCTTGGACCGCGACATAGACCAGCCCTGTCGAGCGGCTCTGGACGCTGACGGAAGCCGAGCCGGAAGCGACCTCCTGCCAGGCCGTGGTGACGTCGATCGGATCAGAGGTCGTGGTCATGACGGGCTCCGGACATGAAAATGCCGCCCGAGGGCGGCTGATGGTTGAGGCGCGGCAGACGCCGTCAGGCGAAGGCGGCGTCGATCGCGGCCGTGGTGGTAATGGTGCCCGCCTCGATCGCCTCGAGCACGTCAGCCTCGATCGCGAAGCAGGCCTGGACATGGGCGCCGACGGCCAGCGCCACCGCGGTCACCGCCTCGGCGTCGAGCGTGGCGAACCCGGTCAGGGCCTTGAAGCGGATCGTCGCCTCCGGCGCCTGCGTGACATAGGCATGCGCGCCGGCGACCATCGCCTGGCTGCCGCGGTCGGTGGCGACGGTCACGCCGGCGACCTCGATTCCGCCGGTTTCCTTCCGCCAGCGAGCGTCAGCCGCATAAGCGGTCAAATCGACAGCAGGGGCAGCCGGTGGAGCGAGAGCGCCGCTCTCCTGCAGTACCCAGCCCGGCTCGACGTCCCCTGCGACTGCCCGCACATCGAGATCCTCGGGCCAACCGGGGTCAGCATCGAAGATCTCGTGGACGATGCCGGCGCTGATGAAGGCGAACTTGCTCATGTCAGACTCCCAGTGCTCGCAGCGTGATGCGTCCGTTCGCGCCGGTGCCACCATTGTTGCCGTTCGTCCCGCCGGAGGCCCCACCGCCCGGCGAGCTGCCATTGTTGCCGCTGCCGAATGAAGCCTGTCCGCCGAAACCGCCGCCTGGAGACGATCCGCCCTGGCCCGACTGATTGATCTGCGGCGACCCCTGGAAGCCAGGCTGGCCCGCCGTGATCCCACCCAGGGCACTCTGACCCGAACCGGAGCCGGCCGAGGCTCCGAAGCCGCCAACGCCGGCGCCGGCACCACCTCCCGCACCGCCGCCGGTCGCGACGACAGTTCCGGCCGGTCCGACGAGGCTGGTGCTGGTTCCCGCCGAGCCGTTGAACCCAGGACCGCCCAGGGCTCCGCCCGTTCCGATCGTGTAGGTGTAGGCTGTGCCGGCGATGAGATAAACGTAGTCCACCACAACTCCGCCGCCGGCGCCTCCGCCGCCGCCACCCGTCCCGATCCCACCGCCGCCACCGCCGCCACCGCCGACAAGCACGACCTCGTACCAGCCCGTCGTTGTCGGCGTGAACGTCCGTGTGCCAGGCGTGCTGTCGATGAAGACCGACAGGATTGGTGGGGATGCCGCAACGGCATCGACGATATCGCTGGCGAGCGGATAGACCACCCGGATATTGGTTCCGTCGTCTACCGTGGGATAGAGACGTCCGCCGATGATGTCGCCGATCGCGGGATCGGTGCCGTCCGACTTCTTCACACGCCGGTTGCCCAGGCCGGAAACGTTGGCGTTGACGATCGTTGCGGTGTTCGTCGCGGGCGCCACCACCCAGAGGACGCGACCCGCGCCATAGGCCGGGACATCCAGCGGCGGAGCGACGACCCAAGCATTCGCGGTCCCGGTTGCAACGGCGTAGTTCATGAAGCCGGACTGGACGGCATAGGCGACCATTGCGTCGTCGTCGTCGATGTCGATGCCGGCGGCCTGGCACAGCGTAAGCAGCTGCGCCTTGAAGTTGTTGAGGGCGACCGCCGGAATTGGTGTGCCGTCCTCGGAATTCTCGTCGGTGCAGTCCTTCCACCACGAGAAGCCGGCCCCGGCCGCATCTCCGGTCTTCCCCGGCCGCGACACGACGTGCTGCTCCGTCGTGGTGTAGGGGCCGAGGATGTCCACCATCGGTGGGACGAGCGGTTTCACCATGTCAGGCTCCGACGGGTTGAATGACGAGCTCGGCATGCGCCGGCACGAAGGGTTCCAGGACGCAGCGCAGGCGCTCGACGTTGAAGCTGCAGCGCCGCAGCAGGCCGGCCCGGTAGCGTCCGGCCCGTGCCGGCCGAAACGCCGGCAGGGCTTCTAGCTGCGAGACGTCGACGAGGATCAGGAGCGTCGACCGCGGCCGGCCGTTGCCGCCGGTGCGGGCGCGGCCGGCACGAGCACGGCCGGCGCGCTCACCGCAGTAGACCGCCAGGCGTGCGCAGCTGATCACGAACCCTGCCGCGGCGGCGATGTCCTCAAGGACATCGCAGAGATCGCCGATGATGGGTCGGCCGCGAGGGCAGGGGTCTTGCTCGACGCCGCACCCATCGGGCAGGCCGTACTCAGCCGACCATTCCGGCCTGGTCTCCACCGCGGTGGAGCACAGCAGCTCGAGCTCGAGGGCGCAGCAGCGCAGGTAGAGGTCGTGCAGGGAAGCCGCCACGGCCGACCAGTATCCGTGCAGCACGGTGCCGATATGCGGCCCCCCGGTGCGGGTCTGCCAGGCGCGCCCGCGCGGCAGCGTGGCGAAGACCGAGTCTCGGACGTCCGTTTCGGTCGGGCAGTCGCGGCCGAGGATCATGACGCGGCGAACGCCCCAACCACTGGGATCGACCCCGCGGGGATCGTGCGATCGACAGTCGGGGATGCCAGCACGTGGCGATCTTCGCCGGCCGCATTCGAGATCGCCTGGGCGATCCACGATCGCGAGAAGGTCTGAGCCGTGGCCAGGAAGGGCATCGCCTTGTGCCCGGCATCGGCGCCGGCGACGTTACCGCGGCGCAGGAAGGTCTCGCCGATCTCCTCGAGGATGGTATTGCGCGTCGCGATCAGGTTTTGCGACAACCCCGTGATCGTGATGTCGATCGGCTCGGGCTCAGGGGCCTCGACGATGATGTCGGCGACGCCGGAGGCGCCGACGATCTCGAGATGGCTCTTTACCCGCGCGATCTCTCCGGCCGGCGCGATGCCGTTGGCATAGATCCCGTCAAACAGCGGATAGACCCGCACGGTGCCCGGTCCGTAGGGGCGGCGCTCGACATAGACGCGGCTGACCCCAGCGACCTCGCTTGACCAGATCACGTAATCGGAGGGCCGCGCATGGCCCGGGCGGTACCGCTTGAAGAACAGCAGGCGTTCGCGATAGCCGTCGTAGCCTTCCTTGTCGGCGCCACCGGTTAGCCCGGCCGCACCGACCTCGCCGTCAGAAATGCCGGCGATCGTAAAAGTCATCTCGACGCCCGGCAAAGCGACGCCGGCGGAACCGGCCTCGAGGGCGACGACCTGAACGGCGATCGGGCCGGCACTGGCGACGCCGGCTTCCGTCACCACGCGATAGGCCCGGCCGTCGCCTCGTGTGACGATGCTGCCTGCCGGCACGACCAGGGCGGCAGCGGCTGTCGCCACGACCTCGCCCGAGGCCGCCGCAGCCTGCCGGATCGGCAGGCCGAGATCGGCGCCGTGATCCTCGAGCACCTCCTCGGCGCAGGAGCGCACGAAGATCTGCTCCTTGATCCACGCCTGATGATCATAGACTTCCGCCAGGCCGGTGCCGAAAGCCTTGGCCGAAACGGCGACGTTGTTCGGCCACAGACGGGCCTGGACGCCTTTCAGCCCCGCATCGAAGCGGGCCCGCAGCCGTGCGGAGATCTCGTCAGGTGTCGGGATGTTCCACGGCATTGGTCAGACCTGGTTCCAGAGCAGCGAGAAGCGCTGCGCGTAGATCTTGGTGCCGTCCTGGCTGTAGGCGTCGACGAAGAGGTCGAGCCTGTCGTCGGCCGGCGCCATGTCGACGCTGACGTCGAAGCGCGCGACGGCACCCTGCAGCCGGATCGGCTCGAGCGCGTCGATCGCGGCGTCGCGGACTTTCTGCGGCAGATCGGCCGTCAGGGCAGACCGCTCGTAAAGCCAGATCCAGGAGCCCAGATCGGTTTCGCCGAGGTCGGACCGAACATCGACGCGATCGCCGACCCAGCCGCCGCGGTCGGCATCGTCGAGAACCGCGTGGTCGGGCGCGCGCTTGTCGGTGAAGAGCGCCAGGATTATCGCGGTCGCGAGGCCGGCGGTGGACGACAGGCCGCCCTGTGTTCCGGCCTTGCCGTCGGGATCCGCGATCGACCAGTCGCCCTCTGAATGCTCCGGGTCCCAGACCGTGTCCCAATAGGTCGAGAGCGGCACCGAGGCGCCGTCGAGCGTGATCCTGACCTCCATGTCAGACCTCGCCGGCCGGCGCGTCGGGGGCGGTCGGGTCGATTCCGGCGAAGACGTGCTTGGACGGCCCCGCGGAGGTCATCACCGGATAGTACGGCGGCTTTCCGAGATAGACCGCGTCGCCGTCGAGCTGGATCCAGTCGTTGACCTCGATCTTGACCTTGCCGGCCTCGCGGACATGCAAATTCTTGCCGCCCTGATCGAGATCCGCCTTGGTCGCGAGCAGCTTCCAGACGATGTCGAAAGCGTTGTAGAGCGCCGTCGCTCCGACCGGCAGGCTCCTCGGCCGCTTGCCGAGCATCTCGAAGAGGATTGCGATCGTCCGTTCGGCCCGGCCGCCCAGGCGCACCAGCAGGCCCTCGGCGCCTGGCCCCGGGTTGGTCGACAGGCCGAAGGGCTGATGCCGTACGACGCCCTCCAGCTCCTCGCCCGCGAAGCCCTTGGCTCCGATCGTCTGGTAGCCGCCGCTGTCGTCGCTGGAGAGCAGGCGACCGCGGCTGATCATGCTGCGGATCTGGTCCTGGCTCATTCGTCCTCGCTCATCGTCCAGGACGGGCCGGACTTGCTGCCCTTGCCCTTCTTGCCGCCGTAGCCGCGCGGATCGACAAAGCTGAGTGTCGCCTTCGACCCGCCGCCTTCGCCGGCCGCCTTGGTCTGCGTCGCGGAGATCTTCTCGATCAGCATGTCCTGCGCGAGATCGAGCCAGGGCGATTCGACCCAGACCAGGTGGCCAGGGGTCCACAGCGTGCCGGCCTCGTCGCGCCAGCCCGGCTGTTCGCTCTGGGCCCGCAGCGCCTCGCCGGCGGCGCGGTCCCGAAGGTGACGGGCGTAATCCTTCGCCTCGTCCTTCCCGAGATCCTTGTCCGCGACGAGAATGCGGGTGCGCGGCCCCTCGACGCCCTCGTCCTCGGCCTCGCCCTCGATCTCTGTGGCGTCGGCGCCGTCGCCGTCGGGGCTCTGGCCGCGCACCTTGTATTTGGCGTGCCGCTTGGCGAAGTTGTGCGTGGCCGAGGCATCGCCGAGCGTCTTGCCCTCGATCAACCCGCCTGCGTGGCGCTGTCCTGTGGGGCCCTTCGTGATGGCGACGGCGCCATCCGCCTCGCCGCGCAGCGTCAGCCGCCGATCGCGCGTCAACCGCTCGAGCGCGCTGAACCCGGTCTCGCCCGGGGTCAGCTGAAAACGCGGAATGATCAGGTTCAACCCCGGATCGGCACGGAACTGGACGCCTGTCTCGTCGATCTCGCGGCCAATCTCGACGGGTGTCTTCTTGCGGAATCGTCCGGTGGAGTGGACCGCCGCGTTGTCGACCAGCGCCGCCCCGGTCCCCCGGGCCGCGACCTTGAAGCTGCGTCGCGTCGCCGTCTGGGCCGGCACCTTGCTGTCGAGCTTGCCCGTGAAGAACCGGTCACCGTTCGACGTCGCCACGATGTCGACGCGCCCCTGGAATACCTGGTGGATCAGCCGCATGTTCTCGTCGCTGACAGCGACGTCGAAGGTCAGCGAGCGCGCGGCTTCGTTGATCGCGGCCGTCCAGGTCACGACTTCCCAATCGGGCCAGACCTCGCCACCGACGGTGATGACGACGTCCTCTCGGATCTCGAGCATCAGGGGTCGCCGACGGTCAGCGTCGCCGGCGCCAGCGCGCGGAAACGCAGCGGCATGAAGGCGGGGCGGCTCACCCGGTTGCCCCGGCTCAGCTCGCGGGCCCGCGACGGGTCGGCGTAGAGCTGCCAGGCCCAGACGCGGGAGGGCAGGGATGCGTTCGACTCAACTGTGACCCGCGGCGCGAGATCCAGCGAGACGGTGTTGAGATAATCGATCACCGCACGCTGCAACTCGGACATCGCGGATATCGCGCTGTCGGCGGCGGAACGGGTGGTCTGAGCCTGCCGGATCGTGGCCGCCAGCGATTCCGTCTCGGCCTCGATGCGGCCGGAAAAGGCGCTGCGACTGGCATCGGCCGCGTCGCGGTCGATGAAGTCCTGCCGCGCCAAAGCCTCGCCCTCGATGGCCAGCGCGACGATGCGGGCAAAGCTCGCCATCGCCCCGGCATTGGTCGAGGCCGTCACCGCCGAGGCGGCAGCGGAGGTCCGCGCCGGGGCCGCGATCGCGCGCAGCGGGCCGAAGCTCTCGACCGCCGATTCCGCCGTCATGCCGAAGCCCAGCGCGACCGCAGCGTCCGCAAGGTCGCGCAGAACAGCGGCACGGCTGGCGTCGCGGGCGACTTCCGCCAGCCGGTAGGAAAGGGCGGTGGTCGTGACCGCGATCTCGGCCGAGGCCGAAGACCTGGCCGACCGGCGGACCGATTCCAGCGCCGAGAGCGCGGTCGAGTATCCGTCGACGGCGGCTGCCACGACATGGGAAGGTTGCCCGGCGGTCCGCACCAGCCCCGCCACCTGACCGACGACCGCCCCGATCAGCGTGGCGGCGGCAGCAAAGATGCCATTGGCGAGAAAGGCAGGCGAGATGCCGAGCACTGGCGACGGCTTCAGGACGAAGCGCATCGAGACGCCAACCTTACCGTGCTCGCTGCCCCTTCTGCTGCGATCCAGCTCGATGGGGGCAACCTGCATCGGGCCGAGCATCGGCAGG